TTATGCGCGCTGCTTTTTCTTTGTGCAGTTTTTATTCAGGTTTTTCACGATTTCGGGAGTGAAGCCAGTCGCATAGAACTCTCCCGAGCCAAGGAGCAGCCAGTATGGGTTGATGTGGTAATCACGTACCAGGAACTGAACCCAGGACGGACGGAAACGACCGTAGTACTCGGCAGGCTTTTCTCGCAGGGACATGATGTTCCAGCGGTTGATACCATACCGGTCGGTTATTGTCTTCAGACCGCCAATGCAACCATCAGCCTTCAGGCGGTCAATGGCAGAGAAGAAGCGAACGACTATATCCACATCAGCGGACATCAGATTTTTATCTTCCATAATCTTTCTGTTTTTGATAGGCACGACTGAAAACGCTTTCCAGCCTTGCCCGGTGGTTATTCAATCTTTGCGACCAGTCTTGCAACTGAGCCAGCGAGGGGCGAGAATCCAGCAGCCCATCCACCTCGGAAGGGGTGAGCACTGGCAAGTATTTCTCGTATTCGAGAAGGTAATCAATACGAAAATCTGTAAGCTTCATCTATACTATCGTTTCTAGCGTTCTTTTCGTGCTGAGTGTACGCCTCTATACCAAGGGCACGAAGCGTTTTTGCAGCTGTAGCCTTACTTATCGGAAATGTTCTATTGACCCAAAAAGCAGTTTTACTTCTGAATGAAAGGACGTCTTTTGCAGGGTTGGTGAGCTGAAATGATTCTCCCTTTTTCAAGTTTGTATTGAGTATCTTTTGCATATTCTCGACCAAGGAGTTTCTACCAACGAACGACAAGGAATTATGATACTGCAAGAGCGTAACGTAATAGACTGTGTCTTTTCCCTGCACATCATACCCCAACTTCGAGAAGAGCATTGTCTTTATATTCTTGCTTTGCGCCTGCACACCCACGCACACGATTGCAAGCACGAAAAGCATTATTATCTTTTTCATATTGCCTAATCGTTTAAATGATTTATATTTCTGTCGTAGAACTCATTCCAAGCCTTTTTCTTGATGAAGACGAAGAAGAGCAGCAGCCCTAGGGCGACCATCAGCAGGTGCAGCGGCTGGCGCAAGACACCGAACCCGAAGGAACGCTGGAAGTCGATGCAGAATGAAATCAACACTCCGTAGGTAGCGAACGCTCGATGCACCCAGCAGAAGCCATAGGCAAGGCTGACGATGATCCAGGCTATGAACCCGAAGAGCGAGCAGTCGAATATCCACTCCGTGAGTTTTACCCGAAAGCCGAACGAGAGCAGAGTGCAGTGAATCAGCATTACAAGCGCACCCACTGGAGGGATAATGCCTATTATCAACCTGCTGGCTTTCCACAGCCAGCTTTTCCCGAGGGCGGCAAGAAGAACCTTCTCCTTCCGCTCTATGAAATCCTCATCTTTCATCGTTACTTAGAATTTTAGTTGATATTGTAACTGGAGCGAGAACTAAAGTTCACGCAGCCATTTCTCGCCAGATTTCGTCTTAGACCAAATTACGAGACTTGTGCCGATAACAGCACCGATGAACATAAATAAAGTTGCTAGTTCCATAATCTAAAGCAAGTTATTTTGTCTAAGCCATTTTTTCCCGTTTCTAGTGAGACAGAATGCGAGGAACACCATACAAGGCACTCCCACAAACAAGAAAGCTAAATATACTCCCATAACTTATTTCTCCTTTTCCTTTTTGCCCTTTCCATCCTTTTTGTTGCTGAGTACGAGACCCACGACCAAGCAGAGGAAGGCTAGGGCGATTCCAACTATATAAATTAATACTTTATCCTCGAAATCCTTGAATAGCGAACTAATCACGACACCAGTCAAGATATATTTCGACACATCAACGAAGTACGAGCCTAATTTTTCTATCCACATTGCGCTGCAAAGTTACTAAATTATTTTTGTCCCACAATGGCAAGCAGCGTTTTTACTTGACTTTGAAGGAACTCATTCTGTTCTCGCAGCAGTTTATTCTCAGCAGCCAAGGCAGCATCACTACCTATTGACTGGGAGACATTGGAGCTGTTCGAACCATTGACGTTTGAACCGAAAACAGCCTCTTCCATCTCAGCAGGGAGGGGAGGGGCACACTTGTCTATTATTTCCTTTATCTTTTGAAAGAAATCTATCTTTATAGACTTGCGATTAAACTTCGCATTCAAGTTCTGAGGACTTGTTCCTAACTCCTCCGCAACAGCAGCAACGGACATTCCCGAGCGCTTTATATATTGTTTTAGTTCTTCTCCGTTCATATTAAAACAAAATTAAATAAAATTAAATTAATATTAAAACCACTATCAAATGTTTTGTAATCTAAAATATTTGTTTTATTTTTGCAAACGATTTCAGAAACGAGTTTAAAAACTCTTTTGCAAAGATAAAGAAAATAATTTAAAATACAAATAAAATGGGAGAAAATTTTAATTATGATTTTCGAACACCGTTGCAGAAGCAGCAGGACGAAAGAAAGAAGAACATCATAGCGATGTTTGCGGATTTCCGAGCAAAAGCACCTGCCGAGACCTCAGACAGCAGAATTATGCTCGCAGTATCACAGCGTGTTGGTTGCACCCAGCAGAACGTGCGTGTTATCCTCATCAAGGCTGGATTGATAACACCAAAGAAGAGACGTGCAGCCGTGCGCAAATAATCAAGTAGAACCAATTTAAACATTCAGAGCGTATGAAGAAGTTTATCGAGATTATCACAAGTGACGAAGTAATAAGCCTGGCAGTTGCCATCGTATTAGTAACTTTAATCTTTTGGAGGGCATAATATGACGAACGTAGAACCAAAGGTAGCGGATGCAGGCAGATACACCATGACAGAAACCTGCAAGGTACTTGGCATCCATCGCAACACCCTGCGCAGATGGTTGCAGGCTGGTAAGATTAAGGTTAAGTTTCGCAGAATCGACAACCGCAAGGTTTTCGAGGGCAGCGAGATTAAAAAAGTCTGGAGGATTGCCCTATGATGAATGCCTACGAAAAAGCGAAGCAGCTTACCGCAAAGTGGGAGCAGGAGCGAAAGGACAGCAAGCGACTGGCAACCATGAAGGAAGCGGAAAGACGCATTCAGGTAAGGGAGTTTGACAACATGCTTTGTCTTTCACTAGACGGAGTTCCGGTTCTCCCGATGAGCGAGTTCAACAAGCAGACGCTTGCAGACGCACGTCTGACATTCTTTAACTATTTAATCAGACGGTAAGAGCATATGGAACCAAGAATTATCAAACAATGCGAAGAGGCAATGTACGATGCCATCTGGATGGAGTTAGACCGTGACCCACAGCGACCAGCGGTTGCTAGGGTAGACATCAAGACCAAGGCAGGCAACATATGCGTATGGTGCGACAGAACCGGGAACACGGCGGTCGTTTCGCACAAGAATAACAACAACGACAGCGAGCGGCTGGAGGAAGCCATCGAGGGTTGCGTCAACTATCAAGACGTGATGGATGACTGGCTGGAAGAGAACAGCCAATACGCAGACCAAGACCCGATGGACGCCTTCGAGGAAAGCAGGCTCGACAGCCTTATGGCTCAACTGGTTTGATTACGATGTTAAACAATTATTATATGGCTCCCTGCAGCGGCAGGGCAAAGGGCGCACGCAAAACTCATTTTTCAAGGTTATCTAATTAGTTGTTTTTTACCATGCAATATGCGGAAACGAAAGCGTGCGCCCTGCAACGGAAGGGCATCCCTCGGCAGCTGGCAAGGGGGGGGGTAAGTTTTGGCAGTCAACTGGGGTTCGAATCCCCAGCCTTCCACTAGAGTTAATTAAAAGATTATGTTGAACAATAAAAAGAACGAATTATGGAAAATGAAATTATTCAAGTGAGCGGTGGCGAAATGCTGGAAGCTATCAACCGCTCGGAGATTGACGGACAGATTGCCACAGCGCACAAGTTCCCTCGAGACATCATGCAATGCAAGAAGAACATGATAGCACTGGCAGCGATGGACGATGATGTGGCATACAACTGCTTCTATCATCTGGAGCGCACGGACAAGAACGGAAAGACAACAGTAATCGAGGGTCCTAGCGTCAGGTTTACGGAAATCATTTCCGCCTGCTGGAAGAACCTGCGCATCGCTGGCCGCATCATCGCAAACGATGGCAAGACCATCACGGCACAAGGCGTATGCCATGACCTAGAGAGCAACGTTGCATACTCTACCGAAGTAAAGCGAAGCATTCTGACCTCGAAGGGCTACACCTACTCGCAGGATATGCAGGTGGTGGTTGGCAATGCGGCAGTTGCCATTGCACAGCGTAACGCAATCTGCAAGGTCGTGCCGCAGGTATTGATTGCAAGCGTAGTGAAGGAAGTGCAGGCAAAGGCACTGGAGCACATCAAGCAGACTGGCGTGCAGAGCCAGTGGAAGAGCTGCGTAGCCTGCTTCCAAGTGTACCAGGTAACAGACCTTATGCTGCTTGACTACATCGGGAAGAAGTCAGCCGAGGAAGTCACGGCAGAGGACATTCAGAAGCTGGGTGGTGTGTACAACGCCATCAAAGAAGGTACGACCACAGTAGAGGAGACCTTCAAGAAGCCAAAGCAGCAGGATGCCATCGCACAGCAGGCGCAGGCAGCAGCCGAGAGCGCACAGAAGAAGGCAGAGAAGGCAATGAGCCGCAGCCAAGGAAAGACTGGCACAGCAGCGAAGAAGTAGTTTAGTTTATAAAGTTATAACGTTTGCCCGAACCGCCACGGCACAACCTATGGGGTGGGCTCCCATCATAACCTACCAAGGGAAGACGTGGCAACTATTAAACATTCAGTAAAATTATGGCAGAAAAAGAAAACAAACAGAAACACAAGAGCACCATCGACAAGTACTTTAGCAGAACCGCAGATGGTTACAAGGCATGGGCAGAAGAAGCCGAAGAAGAAAGATGCTATCTGCAGGCTGCAATAGAGCCGACTGGAGATGCAGATGAAGACGGAAACCAAGGATTCGATTTTCATATTGCTTACCACGGTAAAACCGCTTACCTCGCAGATGGAATTGCTCAAGCAATGCAAAGGGATAAATTCCTTCGCACGATCGTTATTACAGCAGCTAGAAAATTCTTTTTTGATAAATAAAACATTCAGACAATGAAACAGATAATAAAATACAAAAGCAGAGAGGAGTGGTTGCAGAACCGCTCTAAGGGAATAGGCGCATCAGAGGCAGGCACAGTACTCGGACTGAACCCATGGGAGACCCCATACCAGTTGTGGAGACGCAAGAAGGGTATCGACCCACCAAAGGTTGAGAACTTTGCGATGGTTGCAGGACACCTGCTGGAGGATGCCGTGGCGCAGTTCTTCAAGCGAGAGAGCCACTGCCACATCATCAAGGCATCGACTGACGACTACACCATCACGAACACCGATACTCCGTATCTGAGAGTAAGTCCAGACCGCACCTTCTGGAGAACCGGGGCAACGCACAACGAAGCGAGCAAGAGCATCCTCGAGTGCAAGACAACGCAGATGCAGATAGATGCAGACGACCTTCCGAAGCATTGGTTCTGCCAGCTACAGATGAACCTCGGAGTTGGCGAATACAAGGACGGAGCACTTGCCTGGCTGACAGCAGGTAGGGAGTTCGGCTACCGTGACATTGACTTCGACCCCGAATTTTTCGGATGGATGAGGGACGAGATAACCAAATTTTGGCTTGACTACATCGTGGGCAACCAAGAGCCGCCAGCCTACAGCGCACAAGACGTTCTCCTAAAGTCTCCTCTACATGTAGCTGGCAAGGAAGTGACCGCAACGAAGGAGATACTCGAACAGATTGCTAGGCTCAAGGAACTCAAGGTTCAGAACAAGAAACTGGAGACCGAGCAGGATGAGATTGAGGACAACTTGAAGCTGTTCTTCGGGGACGCAGAGAGCATCGTGGACGGAAACGGAAAGATGCTGGCAACGTGGAAAGCACCGAAGGCAAGCGAGAAGTTCGATGCCAAGGCTTATCAGGCAGACCATCCTAAAGCGTGCGCCAAGTACATCAAGCAGGTGCAGGGAGCACGGAGATTGCTAATTAAGTAAAGGCAGGGCTTATGGCTATTCCTATATCAAAAACCGACCTAAGGAATATAATTCTCCAGTTAGGAAATTATATTTCCCTAGGTGGGAAAGTGACAGCACCGACCGACACAAGCCAGCGGAACAAAATCCGGATGGCTACAGTGTTAAAACGGAAGCTGGAAAAGAAATTATCATTAGAATAAAATTATGAACGATTCATTCATCTTATACACATCAGACTATCAATTAATCGAGGGGCTGACGGACGAGCAACTCGGACAACTGACCCGGGCACTCTTCATATACGCAAGGGATGGCGAGGTTATCAATCTGGAACCAGTCGTACGTATGGCTTTCGTCTTTATCAAAGACAAGATTGATAGAAACCAGCAGAAGTATCAAAAGAAATGCGAACGTAATCGTGAGAACATTCGTAAACGATGGAATAAATCGAATACGAATGATACCAAAGAAAACGAACGTATACCAAGCGATACGAACGTGTACGAACGTATACCAAGCGATACGACACGATACCTAAGTGATAGTGATAGTGATAGTGATAGTGATAGTGATAGTGATAGTGATAGTGATAGTGATGTTTCTAAAGAAACAGATAATAAACCTTCTAAAGAAGGTATTCAGAGTGCATCGGTCAAGCCTGAAGCACCCGGTGGCGGCAAGGGTTCAAAATCTCAAGAGATAGATTATTCTGCCGTCAAGGAATACTGGAACCGCAAGCATGATGAGACGAAGAGTGCGATGCCGCCTATTACGCTCATGACCGAGAACCGCAAGGTGATGGTCAAGGCAAGGGTTCGTCAATGCAAGGGAGACGTGAAAACTCTGTACCGGGTAATTGACATTGCGATGGCATCTGACTTCATGAACGGCAACAACAAGCACGGCTGGCTCGGCAAGTTTGACTGGATATTCGGTAATGAGCAGAACTTCGCAAAGGTGCTGGAAGGCAACTTCAACAACGAGCCAGCCACAAGCCAGCAGCCGCAATCGGTAGCAGTCAAGGCGCAGGATCCAGCGGCAACGGCAAGACCGAGCATCGGGGAACTCTACGAGCAAGCCAAGCACCAGCAGCCATCGAGCCAGCAGAACCAAGACAATAAATTTCGGTGGGTAATCCAGCAGAACCTCGAAGACTTGAAGAAGAACCCAAACAACAAGCCTGCCAAGGATTCGCTGACAAGATACTACGAACGTGGAGTTCTGCAGCGGCTGGGCATCGACTGGAAGCCCGAAAAATAACGAATGAGGGCAAAAATAGCCGCTCTGGGACGTTTTCACGCTTCGGGCGGTAAATTATACATCAAACAGATTTTAAACGCTTAAAACGAAAGAATTATGGCAAAAGAGGTATGTATTGTAAACAACGAGTGCTTCAAGAAAGAATACCCGGTAGGGTCGACAATTAGCATTGAAGGTGTAAATTGCAAGGTGGTTGAGGATATAGGTCTATCTGAATATAACTGCAACGAGTGCATCTTGAACTGTAAGAGAGAAGGAATTACGTGCAGGAATCTTGCTTGTCTGGTCACCGAAAGGGAAGACCGCAAGGACGTACACTTCATAAAGATTAAAGACCATGAATGAGTTATTTTTCCACGAATGCAGAGCCGCAGGGCTCGTATTCAAGACATCGAACGATTGGTTCAAGTGGCTGACCGATAATAGCTACGACATCAAGAAGCCGGTTGCAGAGCACGAAGGCTTCCAGTTCAATATCAAGGATGAGTGCATCAATCCGCACGTAATCGAGTATGCCGTAGAGGGTGCAGACAACTGGGGATGGAAGGTAATGACCGCCAATACACAGTTCGGCTGGATATGGGGCTACAGCATTCAGAAGGGAAAGCATGAGTACGACAGCCCGGTAGCCTACCCGAGTAGATATGGCACTCTCAGCATCTTCTACGGTAATGAGAAAGAAGCGGAGCACGATGCCCTGACCTGCATCATCAGAGACCTCGAGAAGAATGCTGGAACAAAGAACACCAACCTCCTTCTCTGGGCAGCTAAGAAGAAGCGTGCAGACATCATTCATCCACAGCAGGAACTTTTTAAATAACGAAAAATATGAAAAAGATAGAAATCATCACGGACGAACACCGACATCACGTATACGTTGGCAACACCGACTTCTGGCTCGACACTCAGGAACTGGTGGAACTGTACAAGAAACTCGGACGAGTGAAGTTGTAAACAATAAAAAACATTCAGATTATGAAAGTGAGAATAGAAAACAATAAAAACATTCAGACAATGGAACAGAAAGATATTGATGTTTATGAGATTTTGAAGGATGTGCCTAAAGGCACTGAGTTTTATACGTCACTTTGCGGAAATGTTGGGCTCGCCTATCTTGAATCCAACAAGGAAGCAGGGGAAGCTATCTGGACTAAGAATAAGGACGGAGAGTATTCCTTCAACAAGAACGGCAGATGGATGAAGGGAGGAGAAGTAACGTTTTTCCCTTCGAAACAAATGAGAGACTGGAGCAAGTTCTTCAAGAAGGGAGACGTGCTGGAGTATGTAGGCGACAAGAAATTACAAGGAACCTGCACATTCGAGAAATACGAGGATGAGACGAAGACACGCTTTTTCGGAAGATTCGTCAAGGAGAAAGAAGTACTTAACCCAAACCTTTCTGCGAATTTCCGAACAGTCGATTGGGTCAAGAAATATGACCCAACTGGATATATCCGATTCGTTGAAGAGCGGCTCGGTGGCAAGTTGAACCGTAAAACCCTGGAGATTGAGAAGACTCAGCCAGCGAAACCTACGTTTGAAGTCGGCAAACTCTACGTTTTCAACGAGGACGATGAGGACGGAGAGTTGACTATCATCGGCAAGCTCATTGATAAGAACGAAAGCGAGGACACGCTGACATTTGGCGACCAGTACGAAATCGAGAACCAAAAGTTCGTGACCGACCAGACATTCGACCTGCGTATCAGCATTAACAAGGAACTTCGAGAAGCGACAGATGGCGAACTTCTCATGTTTCAAAAAGCTCGTACCCTCTGGAAGAGAGAGAAGGAAGAGAGGGAGCATCCAGCCTTCAAGGTCTTCGACAAGGTGCTGGTAAGGGATGGAAAAGAATACGAATGGCTTCCAGCGTTATTTGTTCGTGACCGTGGAGAGGGAGCGAATTACAGATATAAAGTCTTGTCTTTACGCAGCGGAAAGCCAGCGGAATTCGCCTGCTGTATCCCATACGAGGGAAATGAGAACATCATATTCACTGACCACAACATCGATAACCTGCCATTCTAGGACGTATGGCGAGTGAATTATGCAAGGCTTGCGATGCCGGGCGAAACTGCTTAAACGGAATCTATTGCCCGGCACGCAAGCAATATGTAGAACATCAGGTAATACTTGAATGCAATGAGCGACTTCGTAACAAGGGAGAAGAACAGAACGTACTACCAGGAACACCGGGAACAGATCCTCAGAGCCACGAAGGAGTGGAGAAAAAGGAATCGTGAGAAGTACCGGGCGTATCAAAAGGAATACTGGAGTAAGCACTACCGGAACTACGGTACGAAGAACCGGGTAGCCGACAGAGCGATGCGTGAGAGGAAGAAGCCGGACGTAGAGAAGGCTCTTTCAATGTTCAAGAATCCGCAGCAGGCAGCGCATCTGGAATGGCTGCTCAAAAACAAAAAGAATAATCGGTCGTGAGTTCAATAATAGAGTTTTTAACCAGCGAGGACAGAAGGGGATGGCTCCCTATCAAAACAAATAAACTTATAACATCTTGAAATTACGATATGAGAGCCGGAAACGCATCTCCCGAAGTCTGACAACAAACAAAGAAAGCGAGGTGGTACATGAAGAAGTAAGAAAAAGAAATCGTTAGAAAATTATGCTTTTATTCATTCGGCTGGCGGTGGAAGAAGGAAGAACCCTGCAAAAAAAATCATTCATTAAGTTATTCATTTATTTTGCAAGCGCAGGCACAACTTCCGGAATCCCTGCCAGCTTTCTCTATCGCAACCGAAAAGAAGGGAAAGAAAGGGGTAGGGGAAAGATAGGGATAATAACGCATGTGCGCACGTATATGCGCACGTAAAGGGTGTTGGATAATAAACTACACCAGCAAAACAAAATAAACGCTTATGCGTGAAATTTAAACGAAATAATTACTTTAAAGAAAAAATGGAAAAAGGAACAGTTATAATTGGAATCGACCCCGACAACCAAGAAAGCGGTGTCGGAGCAGTCTTTGACGACAAGAAGTTTCTCGCCTATAAAATGAACTTCCCAGCTTTGATAGATTACCTCAGAGCAATGAACGAGAGTTGCAAGAAGATTAAGGTCGTTATTGAAGGCGGTTGGCTTAATAAGAGTAATTGGCATGTGCTTAATCGGTTCATGACAGCAGTCAAGGCAGCAGCAATCGGACGCTCTACCGGAATGAACCATCAGACCGGAATCTTGATTGTCGAGTGCTGCAAACACTACAATATCCCCTGCGAAATCGTCAAGCCACTAAAGAAGTGCTGGAAGGGTAAAGACGGAAAAATTACGCAAGACGAACTTGCTTATTTTGTAAGCGCAGGACAAAAGATGCCGAGAATGAACCAAGACCAGAGAGACGCACTTCTCCTCGCATGGGTCTGTGCAGGATACCCGGTCAGAGTGAAGCCGAAGAAACCGCAGACAACCCTGCAGAAGACCATCCGAGCCTTTGATGGATAAGATAAAAACGAAGTGTTGGAAAAAGTTAAAAGTGTGCAAAGAACAAACAACTAAAGCAAAAAAGTCGTATCTTTGCGCCAGTGTTTATTAGATAAACACATATTTCGGACTTAAAACAGAAGAAAATGAAAACAGAAGAAATCGCACTATCGAGGGTCAGCGAGAATGAGGCGAACCCTAGAGAGATAAGTCAAGCGAACTTTCAGAAGCTTGTGCAGAGCATCATCGTGTTCCCACGAATGTTGACCCTGCGCCCGATTGTTATTGATGAGACCTTCCATGCATTGGGTGGCAACATGCGACTGAAAGCCTTGCAGCACATTGTCACGATGGACGAAGCAAGCATTCAAGTAAAGCTGGATGCAGAGCAGCGTCTTTCCGATGAGGAGCAATCCGCATTGATGGAGTATTGGCAGGGATGGCAGCAGCAGCCAACAGTAACCGTGGTGAGCGCATCAGACTTGACAGAAGCACAGAAGCAGGAGTTCATGATTAAAGACAACCTATCCTTCGGCAACTGGGACTTCAACGACCTTGCGAACCGATGGGACAGCGCACAGCTTCAGAACTGGGGTATGCCAGTCTGGAACCCAGCACCAGTGGAAGCAAGCAGCACCAGCAAGTGCAAGAAGAAAGACAAGGACGACCAAGAGGGCGACCCATTCGCAGGGGAACTACCTCCTGAAATCGAAGGTCAAGACTTAACTCCTGACGACTTGCCAACGATAATGGGCGATGGCGTTTTGCCACGTGAGAACGTAATCATTCACTACAAGCCAGCCGATGAGCCATTCCTTGCCAAGCTGCTTGGGGTTGATCATATCGACCGCATCGTCTGGAACTTTGACGAACTGAAACAAAGACAAGAAGGAAAGGAGGAAGACAATGGAGAAGAATAAAATCGAGAACATCAACCTGCACGACCTGGTGGAGAACCAAGACAACCCACGCAGCATTGAGCCACAGCAGATGCAGAAACTCGTTGAGAGTATTCTGACGTTTCCAAAGATGTTGCAGATGAGACCAATCGTCTGTAATGAGAACCGAGTTATCCTCGGAGGAAACATGCGCTTCCGTGCCCTGCTCAACATCGAGCAGATGGAAGACGAAGCTATCAGGAACGCAATAGAAGCCGTTGCCGTGAAACTGACCGATGGAGAGAAGCAGCAGCTTTGCAGCCACTGGGAGACCTGGAAGGCAGAACCAAAGGTCGAGGTCGTTATTGCTGACAGCCTATCCGATGAAGAGACGGACGAGTTCATCATCAAGGATAACGTCTATTTTGGCAGCTGGGACGAAGAGAAGCTAAAGGGAGCATTTGATGTGGACGATATGCAGCGATGGGGATTGAACCCCTGGGAAATCCAGCAGGAAGCCACGACCTACGAGCCAGCAGAGGACGAAGAACAGCGCATCATCATCGTTTACCGCAGCGAGGACGCACAAGCCGTTGCAGATATGCTTGGACTTGACGCAATCGAGAAGCGCAACTACGATATTGAAGGCGAGGAACTGAAATAAATACGCTGGTACGTACGAAAGCACGTTGAATGTACAATCACCAACCTTCAACGTTTGACGTACACAGAAGCGAAAATTTACAAAAATAATTCAGCTATGAAAGTAATAATTGACCTAGATGATACCCTCTCAAAGACAGAGAACAGAGACTACGAGCACTCGCAGCCCATACAGTCTGTAATCGACAAGCTTGGAGAGATGAGAGAAACTTTCAATGATGTTGAGGTTGTCTTGCATACTGCAAGGGGCATGAACAGCTGCAAGGGAGATGTGAAGATGGCAGAGAAGAAGAACAGACCTGCCATCGAACGCTTCTTACAGCGATACGGCATCAAGGTAGACCGCATAATCTTCGGAAAACCGCTTGGTGACCTATACATTGACGATAAGGCAATGGCAGCGCACGACTTTGCAGCCAGCACTATCGAAAGCTACAGAGGGCTGAGTGGTGCGACCGTTGAGCGTGTCGGGGATATTGTTGTCAAGACCGCAAAGAATGTAGCAGAGCAGGCAGAGTGGTACGAGCAGGCTAAAACTTACGGAATTGCCGTTCCTGCCGTTTATTGTGTGCAGCTTGGAAAGTTATATATGCAGTACGTTTCGGGTACACCAGCGTGCTGGAAAGTGGATATTCGAGTACTTAGGCGCATCATAGAGGATATAAGAAACTTTCCATCGCTTGATGGAGAGAACGACCTGCAAGGCTATTCGAACTATTGTGAGAAGAGAGCCAGCGATTCGGGTTTGGAGTATGATTGCCACGGCATCACGGAATGCGAGATACTAAAGAAACGCACTTTCTGCCATGGTGATTTATCACTGACGAACATCATCGTACGTGGCGGCATGCTAATCTACATCGACCCATCGCAGAAGAAAGAAATCAGCAATTGGCTTTTGGATGCTGCAAAGGTGAGAGCGAGCCTTCGGTGGCTTGATGCAGGACTTGTCGGACTGGAACACGACCAGCGGCTTGTGCAGTACTTCGATGCAAGATTTTCAAGCGAGGAACTGGAAGCCATCAAGATACTGGAAAGAACCCATTTCTACCGTGTCTTCTATTACGCAAGGAAGCTCGGCAGGGTTGATGTTGCAAACAGATTAATAGAACACTTTAATACAGCCGAAATATGAGAAACGGAAAGAAAGTAGGTTTTACATCGGTGGTTGGCGACCTTTTCCATGCAGGGCACGTTGCCATGATCCAGGAGTGCAAGCAACATTGCGACTATCTCATCGTTGGGGTAATGTGTGGTGTGCACGACCGCCAAGGGAAGAACGAACCGATACAATCGGTGTTTGAGCGCATGTATCAAGTGAAGCATTGCGAGGGTGTGGATGATACCATCGCATTAGGGAGCGAGAGAGACCTAGACCTTTGCATCAAGACTCTTGCACCATCAATCGATGTGCGTTTTGTCGGCAGTGACTACATCGGGAGAGATTTCACGGCAAAGCATACCTGCGAGGAACTTGGAATACCTATCGTGTACACCAGCAGGGAGCATGGTTTATCGTCAACGGAACTAAGAAAGAGAATTGAAGATGAAAAGGTTTGATTTTTATTTTGGCATAGCCAGCTACAACCGCAAGGATAGACAACCGATGTTGAGATTGCTGAACAGTTTTGGCTATCCGAAGGAGCAGATACTGCTGGCGGTGCAGTGCGAGCAGGATTTCAAGGAGTATGAACCTATCTATGGGGATATGGCCACGATAATCTACCAAGAAGGTAAGAATATCAGCGACAACAAAAACGCCATACTCGACTACATTGTGGAACACCTCGAAAATCAGAGAGTTGTTATTCTCAGCGACAAGGTGCGAGCCATTAACTGGATTGACCGAAGTCGCAAGACGCACACCGTTGAGACAAAGGCACAGATGGATAAGTTAGTAAGAACCGCCTTCGAACTTACAAGGCAGATTGGCGGCAGGGTTTGGGGGTGCTACACTTTGGACAACACTTTCTTCATGAAGAATACAATTACCACCAATATGCAGATGCTTGGTTGCTTTATGGGGATTGTAGACCCATCGGAACAGAAATTCGACACACTTCAGCCTTTAAAGGAAGACTTCGAGTTCATACTGCATCATATAAGCAGGGGCAACCAGACTGTCCGGTTCAATGATTTGTTTCTGACAGCTACACTCCACACGAAAGGTGGTTGCCACGAACTATGGAACAGTAAAGGTGACAGCGTTAACGAACGGTGCTGCAAGCGATTACTTTTCAAGTATCCAAAACTGGTTAAGAAACATGCAACAAGGAAGAACGAATGCAGGTACGTAGGTTCACGCATTACCCTTCCGCTTTCGATAACTGACTATTTATAAAATGATATTGTTATGGCAGAACATTATGGCAACACGCCAAGAATAACATACGAGTTTCCCGACTGCTCAATGCCAATGGCTTTTGACACTTACAATAATTGCAGCTTTGGCTGTATGTATTGCTTTGCTCAGAACCAGCGAGGTATTGGCAGCAAGAAGAAGGAATACCTGCACAAGGAGGTTAAAGACGTGAGCGTTGAGCGCATCAAACGAATGTTCATTGACCCCGACAAGCACGGTGGAGACTTTGCGCCATACATCAAGGCTCGCAAGGTTATGCAGTGGGGAAGCATGAGCGACCAGTTCGACAACTTCGAACGGAAGTACGGAACGACACTTGAACTCTTGCGTTTCTTCAAGGATATAGACTATCCGCTTTGCTTCTCGACCAAGGGAGCATGGTTCACCAAGGATGAGCGATACATGGACTTGATCAGAGGGCAGAAGAACTGGAACTTCAAGTTCTCAATCATCACCAGTGATGCAGAGAAGGCTAGAGTAATAGAGCGAGGGGTGGAAAGCCCACAAGCAAGACTGGAAGCCATCGAGCGCATCGCAAATGCAGGGGCAGGAGGTGCAACGCTGAGACTGAGACCCTTCATCATCGGAGTGAGCACGCCAACGTACCTCGACCTTATCAAGGAAGCATTCAACAGAGGGGCTACAGCTTTGAGCACCGAATTCTTCTGTCTCGAAACAAGAAGCCCGACATTGAGGGAATTGTTGCCTACCATCAGCAAGATGGCAGGTTTCGACATTCTCGCATTCTACAAGAAGTACAGCGTACAGACCGGCTATCTGAGACTGAACCGCAAGGTCAAAGAACCGTTCTTCAGGAACATGAAGGAACTGTGCGACCAGCTGGGAATGCGCTTTTATGTATCGGACGCACACTTCAAGGAACTTTGCCACAACGGAAGCTGCTGCGGATTGCCGCCAACGTGGAACTACAGCAGGGGGCAGATGTGCGAAGCACTGAACATTTGCAAGCGTAAAGGGTACGTGAGGTGGAGCGACATCAAGCTGGATGCAGAGATTTTCTTGAGGGCGAAACTGGATAAGGCGATGAACATGGGAACAAGAGAGAAGAGTTCGAAGTATTACACGATGAGCGCAGCCGACTACATGAAGTGGTGCTGGAACAATCCGCAGGCAGCGCACTCGCCATACAAGATGTTCGAAGGGGCAATGATACCAGCTGACGAACGAGACAGCGAGGGAAACATCGTATACAAGTACAACGGAGCGAAATTTTAAAAAAAGAATCGTATGCCACAAGGTAATAATAACAAACACAGATTACAGAAAATCGACATCGAGAACCGCCTGCAGATTATCGCACCCCTATACCGCAAGGGATGGACGGAGCGAGAAATCACGGCAGAGGTTCGCAAGCGGCTCGACAGACCGAAATACAATCAAGCGCACTGCGACATTCAGCGGTTATTGAAGGAGTGGAGGGAAGAGAGACTGACCGACACGGACGAAAAGATAACAAGCGAGGTGGCAAGGTTGAAACTGGTGATACGTGAAGCCTGGGACGCATGGGAGAAATCCAAAGCGGACTATAACAGCAAGACACAGACACAAGTCGGACTGCCTAACAAGGATCCAGACACTGGGTTGGTAACGATGGATACCGTCAAGGCGATAATGTTCGATGCTGAGAAGCGAGGTCTCGGAGACCCACGCTACCTAGACATCATCCTAAAGGCAGAGACGCAGATTTGTAAGCTGCTCGGACTTGATAAGGTCGTGCTCGACCTGAACGCAGGCTTCCAAAGCGGCATCGAGGTACGATACATCAACTCGGGACACCAGTGCGCATCCAGCGAGCAGGAAGTAATCGAGCGTGAGGGATTGGATAAAGAATAATTTAACCATAATTTTGTTTTAAGTTTTTATTGTTTGAAAGAATGGCACTATTTGATGTTATTGGTGAGCTGTATGACCCGAATGCGGACGTGAAGCCAAGGTTTCTAGTAAACCAAGGAGGCACGTCCTCGGGGAAGACATACACCATCATGCAGCGTCTTATAGTGCTTTCTTTTGAACACCCCATGGCAATTATCACGGTGTGCGGTCAAGACCTCCCGAACTTGAAAGTGGGAGCCATGCGAGACCTCGACACCATCCTGCACTCAAGGGCAGAGTTGCTGGACTGGTTCAAGAATAACAAGAGCGACAGCAGCTACCGAGGAAAGAACGGCTCCATCATCGAGTTCAAGAGTTACCAAGATGCGCAGGATGCGAAGAACGGAAAGCGAGACTATCTGTTCGTGAACGAGGCGAACGGTGTGCCATACGAAGTATTTTGGCAGCTGGCCATCCGAACACGTAAGCAGGTATTCATCGACTACAACCCAAGTGCAAGGTTTTGGGTGCACAACAACATCATCGGCAGGGATGATTGCAGATTAATCCTGAGCGACCACCGAAACAACCGATTCCTGACTGAGCAGGAACACAAGAAAATTGAAGAGATTGACGACCCCGAACTGTGGCGAGTTTACGCAAGAGGACTGACCGGAAAGATAACCGGGCTTATCTTCACCAACTGGGGCATCGTTGACAAGCTGCCACCAAGGGAGGAGTGGAAGATGGAATGCAGGGGTATGGACTTCGGATTCACCAACGACCCAACTGCGCTGGAGCACGTTATTTTGGCACACGGAGAGTTATGGGTGGACGAAGAAATCTACCAGCCTGGAATGACGAACGATGACATCGCAGACCGATGCAAGGAACAAGGACGGACGAAACGTGACCTTATCATTGCGGATTCGGCAGAGCCTAAGAGCATTCAGGAGATACACAACCGAGGGCTGTGGATAATCGGCAGCACCAAGGGAGCGGACAGTATCAACAACGGTATCGACATCTTGAAGCGTTTCCGCATCAACATAACAAGACGCAGCCACGGCATCATCGGGAACATGCAGCAATACAAGTGGAAGAAGTCAAGGGATGGAGAGACAACGAACCAGCCTATAGACGCATTTAACCACGGCATAGACGCAATACGATACGTAGCCCTTAAGAAGTTATCCGTAGCGAGCCATGGAACGGCTAGGGCGCACGTATTGAGACAAAGATAACGATAAAAAATATAAAGCGTATGGATAATAACACTACATTCAAGTACTGGCTGGCAGTGGCAAGGCACACCAGCTACAAAATCGGCAAGCAGCCACGACCATCGTTCGTTGGAGGCAAACAAGTGCCCGACAATCTCAACCAGCTATCCATCGGGCAGCTGATAGACCTTTCCCAGCTATCAGACAGCGAGGAAAGTCTGTATCAGATAGTGACAACCGTCCTCGGTCTGAGCCACAAGGAAGTGGAGCAGGCTAGGGCGGTTGATGTTGTTATGCTCATCGGTTGGGTAACATCAGAGGTCGAGCGCATCAACAAGCTCTTCGAGAGCACAGACACAGCGAAGCCAACGAGACTGGAGAAGGAGGCAGGCATCGATACCCTGCGGTTCGGACTATTCGGCATGCTGGACTGGTATGCGGTAAGGATGGGCATCAGCGACCACGACCAAGTATTGAAAACGCCATGGCTTCGCATCTACAAGTGCATGGAGATGGACAACAAGAGAAGCGTGTACGAGAGGAACCTGCAGAAGTTGCAGGCAGAAGAAATGAAACGAAAATCCAGATAATTATGGCAACAATCAGAGAAACATTAAAGCAGCTGGCAGCAGACACGCTACCAGACTACACCTACCTATTCGAGGACTGGGACACAGCGGACACCAAGCTGGAGAAGCTGAACTATCCGGCAATCGTCTGCATCATCCCAGCCAGCGGCACGACAGAGATACGCAACGGCAGGGTATACGACACCGTGAACGTTGCCCTGGCTTATCTCGACACCGTACCGAGAGCAGCGGAAGGAGAAGACAACGGAGAGTGCATCGACCGAATGAAGGTGGCAGGGGCAAGGATGATACGAGCCATCAATCAGTCGCACCAGTTCGAAACATTGGAAGGGCAGCAGTACTACGAGACCATCATCGAGCGTTTGAGCACGATCGTGTCGGGCGTAATGTACTCCCTTCAGCTGACACAGAGCATAGGAGGGTGTGAGGTATGAGCAAGGGAGGTATTCAATTCGACCCCAAGGCGGCATCGCTCATCATGCGTGAGGAAGTGGAGAGAGCACGGCAGCTTATCATCAACCACATTCGTATCAACGGACAGAACGCATCAGGGCGAACGATAGCGAGCCTAAAGGTGGAGCAGCCCAGCGAGGAAGAAACCATCCTCTGGGGACACAAGCCATTCGGAGTATTGGAGACCGGACGAAGGGCAGGAAAGATACCCTACGGCTTTGCTGGCATCATCCGGCAGTGGATGAAGGACAAGGGACTGCACGGCAGACCTATCCCCTACAAGACCGACCGGGCACACAAGTATACACCACAAGAGCGTGGCGACATGAGCATGGCAGGAGCCATCGCCCACACCATCGCAAACAAGGGTTCTAAGCTGCACCGGACGGGCGGCAGGGCTGACGTATACAGCAACGTTGTGCCCGACACGATGAAGCGGCTCGGACAGCGACTTATTTTCTTAATCCACCAGTCGGTGGGAAGTATCAAACTAAACAATGAGACGGTATGAGACAGACAACGAAAAACAATATCACGATTCAATACCCGGACGCTGTAGGCTTCGCATTCTTGCCTTGCATCATCAAGGCAAGTGGAAGTAACCTTTCGTGGATTGAGGTAATAATCAGATGTGGCAACAAGGAACGAGCCTACAATGTGGAGGCGTTCAACAGTGAGTGCATAACAGACTTCAAGACATACGTGCAAGCTCTTTTTGACGGACGTATCAATGCAGCCTATGATTGGACAATAAACTATGATTCCAGCGTTCTAAACCTTCTAGTGGGCATCGAGGTCAACGTATACGATGACAGAGACGAACAGCTTGCGAGCATCGACTTCACCACGAACATGGTTTGGGGCGCACCAAAGTATGGTGAGATGTGGAACGGCTACAAACGGCTTACATGGTTTACTCATTATCCGTTCTCCTTTGGCATATACTTAAGCAAGTTGAACACTAAACTACTAATCGGTTACGAGGGAGCACCCAATAAGCTACTGGAGATTCCGACTTACGGTATGATGGACTTCAACGCAGACATATTGCCTAGTGGCGCAAAATACTGGAACATATACGATTATGATGGAGAGATTCAGCAGGGAACGTTTGACAATACTTTCGACCTTACTTTCAGATTAACCACCGGAGGTAAGCAGTCACTATTGTTACGCATCGACAGAGACGATGCTGAGAGTGGTATCTATCTGCGTTGGATTGACCGGCACGGATTCATCCGCTATTGGCTCTTTGCGGCTGGGGAGGAAACGAGGGAGATAGCCAGCGACCTGAGTTTCATACGCAACAATTTAGACGATTATCTATACGGCTACTATGGCGATAATGGAAGAAGGCAGGGATACGAGCGTACGGATTCAATCAAACTTTGTGCTCCGTTGGTTGACAGTGATACGTTCGATATGCTACAAGACCTAGCCAGCAGCCCAGTCGTTGACATGTACCTAGGGGGAGACTGGAAGCAAGAGGAAGACATGTGGATGAGCGTAACAATCAAGGCAGGAAGCTACACGAAGAGCACAGCTTGCTTGCAGGATTTCGTGTGCGAAATGATTATTAACAACATTAACGTTCAGAGACTATGATAGACCATCAACTTTACATTGACGGTGTTTTGATGGACTTGCCGGAGAACACCGATGTGGTGCTCGACATCAAGAGCAACCTTTTTCGTGACGTCACGAAAATGACCTCGAACTACACGTACACCATCCAGTTGCCACGGACGGTGCACAATCTTTCAGTATTGCAGCAAGCGGACAGACCGAAGAGCGGCAGCAGATACCCCTATATTTTCCATAAGTGCAGTTATTTCCGTGGAGGTGTGCAAATTATCAAGGACGGACGTTTGAACGTTCTGAGCATCGAGGAAAATATCGAGGTCTCAATCTATTGGGGTATAATGCCAGCGTTCACGAAGCTACTGGAGAGCGGAATGAAACTGAACGAACTGGGAGTGACAGACAGAGTGCTTTTTGAAAAGTACAACACTCCAAACACCAGGGAGGAAGCCGTGAGCAATGGGATATTCTTTGCTTATTACAATCCATACCGAATTGAGAGCAAAGATAACTTTGGCATTAATTTGGTGCAGAGGAATAAATATACCACGACACAATACTCGCCTAGCCGTGGACGCATCAGAACAGGTACAGAGGTCGGAAAGTATATAAGCGGAAATATAGAGAGCGCATCGAACATGATCTGTGCTCTTATCCCTTTCTTGCCATCATCAACGGCAAAGGTGCAAGCGCAAGGAAAGGGCGATTACAGAAGCTATGCAGTACTGGATAAGTACATGCGGGTTATATCCGTGAGCGGAGAAGATGAGACGCTGGAAGTATACACCATCAGAGGAGAGGCTAGAGCTGCATACCTCGTAGTGAATGCACCTGCCGAATATTACAGCACTCTGTCGCTATCAGTTACCGGGCTGACACCTATGCACGAAATGATAGATGGCGATAATAAGGAGGATTTCGTAGGCGATGATGTGGCGGTGGATGAATATAAAACGTCCCCAAAATTCTTGCAGCCATGTGTGACCGTAAACTGGCTATTGTCAAGGATAGCGAGGAAGTCGGGCGTATCTTTCGTTTGGCAGGATGATGAAGCAAAGAAGATGTTGAACAACCTCGTTGTGCCTATAATCAACAACAAGGCAGACGACAAGACAATCATCGGTAATCTGACCGCAGACGTTAAGAGCCGTGACGGACTGGGAGCACTTTCCTTTTCCGTCAACAACTCATTGACGTCAGTCACACCAAGCACTGGCAGCGATGTACAGAAACTGACGATAACGAAGGATTGCGAACTGACCTTTGATGTGCAAGTGCAATACTACGTCAGACATCAGTTTGAAGACGCAGCGGAGATTCAGTTGCCTATGGGCGTGAAAATGACCGTAACAACACCAAGTACCACCGGAGGTGAGGCATCCACGCAGGAATACGAGTTCGGAGATTTGAAGTACGAGGATGGACAGGTTAAGTACCCGGTCGTACTACGCAGATATGCTATCGATGGCTATCTTTATTTGCTTTCGGCAGGGACAAACACTATATCGCTAAAGAAGGACGATGTACTGACGTTTGAGACTATCATGCACGGAATAAACACAGTCAACATGCCTTCCGTTTATGGCGGCAAAATCACTGCGAGCGTCAAGAGTGGGGACAGCGTTCCGATTGGTGGAAGTTTCCCTATCGGCATAAACCTGCCTGAAATCGAGGTAACAAACTTCATTAAGTTTCTGGCTTTGATAACTGGCTCGTTCCCTAGGCAACTGACCAACAGCACGCAGGTGCAGTTTATCATGTTTACCAGAGTTTGGGCAAACAAGGCGAACGCCTACGACTGGAGCGGAAAACTCATTCCGTATGACCGACAAGGAGCACCACGAAAAAGCGAGTATTCCGTTTCTGACTACATGCAGCACAACCGCTACAAGTGGAAGGAAGACGAAGAGACGCATGGAGACTATGATGCAGACCTTGCAATCAGCAATCCAACTTTGGACTATGAGCAGGACACATGGACGTTGCCATTCGCAGCCACGGACGGAAACCGCATACCGATAAGAACACTGGATTCATTCGGCATGAAAAACGGTGGTGAGTACAAGGGATGCAAGGAGCGAATAATGACGCTAAGAGATGATAAGGAGCAAGCTGCACTTCGATTTGGTATTGACCTTCAGAACATATTCGATACGAAGTACAAGCAGCTTGCAGCAAGTATCGCCAGGGCGCACGTAATCACGGAACGGCTCAATCTGTCGGACTTGGATATACTAGATTTTGACGAAACGAAGCCAGTGTACCTTGCCCAGTATGGAGCCTATTTTGCTGTTTTAGAAATCAAGACAACAAACAGCGGATATTGCGAGGTTACAATGATAGAGTTGAACAACTAAAAAGAAAGAACTATGGTAAGTGAAGACAAACAGCAGATTCTTGACATCAAGGTCAAGTACGAGGATGCAATCTATGGCATCATCAGATACAAAGAGAAGATAGACCAGCTAAAGGCAAGCATCAGGGACTTGCAGCAGCAGGAAAAAGACAAGACCATCACGACAAACGAAATGAAGGTGCAGACGGAAGCCATCAACGCAACCATCAAGGAGTACCAGTACAACGTGCGCACCTTGCGGAAGGAGATCCAGAACAACGTGCGCACAGAGAACGAGCAGGAGGGCAGCTTGAAGCAGCTGCGTGCCCAGCTTTCCAATGCCACCAAGGCTTACGATGAGATGAGCCGTGCCGAGCGTGATAGTTCCAAGGGTCAGGAGATGCAGGAGCATATCCAAGACTTGATAGAGGAGCTGAAAGAGGCTGAGGAGGCTACAGGAAGATTCCAGCGCAGTGTCGGCAGCTATTACGATTCCATGATGAAGGCGGCTGACGACCTACAGAACACCGAGTTTTTCGGTTTTGATGTTGTTGATGATACTGGAATCGGAAAGGTCATGGAAATGGGAAAGTCCGTGGAAGACCTAAGGGTAAAGTTTGGTGCGTTGAAAAATACGGCTCTTTCCTTATTGACCAACCCTTATTTCCTCGCCATGGCAGGTGTGGCAGGTGCCGGAATGGCTTTCAAATGGTTCTATGACTACAACAAGGGCATAGAGGAAGCCACACGCAAGACAATGCAGTTCACTGGGCTTTTCGGTGACGAAATGAAATCAGTGAGAAATCAAGCCTTGGCAATCAGCGAGACGTTTGACGTGGATTTTGGCGAAACCTTGCAATCCGCAAATGTAATGAGCAAGCAGTTTGGCATCAGTGTATCAGAATCGCTAAAGCTCTTGCAAGATGGCTTTGTGGCTGGTGCGAATGCTAGTGATGAGTTCCTAGAGAACGTGAAGGAATACCCAACGTACCTGAAGGAGGCTGGATTGAATGCGGAGCAATTCGTGGCAATTTCAACCAACGCCACCAAGCAGGGAATATTCTCTGATAAGGGTCTTGACACCATCAAGGAGGGTAATCTTAGACTTCGAGAGATGACTACCGCAACAGCAGCCGCATTGGATGGCATAGGTATATCAAGCAAGAAAGTTCAGAAAGAACTGCAAAACGGTAGCAAGACCACATTCGACATCATGCAGGAGGTCGGTAACAAGCTAAAGGAGTTCCCTGCTTCATCAGCCAAGGTAGGAACAGCCATCGCAGATATATTTGGAGGTCCTGGCGAGGATGCAGGACTAAAGTACATCGAGACCCTCGGAGACATTGAGATGAACATGGATAAGGTCAAGGAACAATCCGGTGATGTTGCCAAGGCTCAGGAAAAGCAGGTGGAAGCCAACAAGCGTTTGAAGGATACCGCAAGTGCACTCTTTGACGTTACTGGTGGCGGCTTTGAAATGATGAAGGCTCAGGCGGCAACATTCGTAAGCAACCATCTAACGAAACTATTGAGGGCTATCATCAACCTCTATAACCAAAGCGTGGCATTTAGGGGATTGATTCAGTTGATAGGCTTTGCGTTTAAGTCTGTCGGGCAGGTTGCCTTGCTTGCCTTCAACATCATCATAGATGCCATTAAGCTTGTTGCAAGACCAGTGAGGGGACTGTTGCAGATGTTTGAGGGCTTTTTCTCCTTTGACGTGAATAAGATGCGAGACGGCTTCAACTCCATCTTTTCGGGTCTTGGCAATACCGTGAAGGAGGCTTGGGGAGACTTGAAGAAATTCGGCAGCGGAATGGCTGATGCTATCGTGGGTGGCATGAAGAATACTTTTAACCATGCCAACATCAAGATACCAGTCAGCGCAGATGCGCCATCCATGGCGACCGCCACAACCGACAAAACAAAGCTCAAGGACGGCACTAATATCGCCAGCACTACCCCTAAGACCAAGAAGGAGAAGGCAGCAGCCGACAAGGCGGCAAAGGAGGAAGCCGAGCGCAGGAAGAAGCAGGAGAAGGAATTGCAGGAAGCGATTGCGCTTATACAGAACAAGTACAACGAGCAAGTAATGGACGCAAAGAAGCGATACCTCGCAGGTATGTACGACAACGAGCGAGACTACAGCAACGACCTCGAACAGCTGGAGAAGAATATGGTAGCGAGGAGCATTGACGCATACGTGGCGGCAGGTGAAATAGGAGCGGAAAAGGCGCAAGAAATGCAGGCAAAACTTCTCGACATCATGATAAAGGCGAAAGCGGACTTGAAGAACCAAGCAAAAGAGATTGTGGACGAACTCAACAAGGAGTTCGAGAACGCAGAGAAGGCACGCAAGGATGCGGACATCATGAACGGTGGCACTGGAGAGGAAGACGATACAGCCAAGCTGGAGAGACACAAGGCTTTCCTTCAGAGCAAACTGGACGCATACAAGGACTATGCAGCCGTGCAGGAACAGCTCCAGAAAGACCTGAGCGATACTAACGTGGAAATACAAAAGAATGAGAATGATAAAAAGAAGCAGTTTACAGAAGAACAACTTCAAAACATGAAAAACTATATTTTGGCAGTTGGAGATGCTTTTGTCGATTTCTTTAATAGTGAAGATAAATCTTTTCATTCTTTTCTGAAATCTTTACTTAGCTCTTTGCTGGATGCCGTAGAGATAGCCATGGAGGCACAATACATTGAAATCCTAGGAAGAGGCTTAGCTAAACTCGGATGGGCAGGCGTGGCAGACGCAGCAGCGAAACTCGCATTGCTTAAAGCAGCCTTTGCAGGAGCAAAAGCACTCGTCAAGGGCTTCTCCACTGGTGGCTACGTCCAAGGCTCGGGCACTGGAACCAGTGACAGCATCCCGGCAAGGCTTTCCAATGGCGAGAGTGTAATGACCGCCAAGGCGACATCGATGTTCAGCCCGATATTATCCGCATTCAACCAGCTTGGAGGTGGCGTGCCTATCGTAGCAAACAACGGAGGCAGCAACATCGGCATGGATATGCTGGCGGCAGCTGTAGCTAGAGGGTATCAGATGGCTCCACAGCCAGTAGTGAGCGTTGAGGAGATAAACCGCACCCAGCGGAGAGTGCAGACGATAGAGAATATCGGCAGGTTCTAAGGGTTGCAGTTATTTCATCAAGATTCGCGTTCTGAGCGGTTTTCGCTTGAAGGTGGTAAAGTTACACACCCAAGGCAATAAAAGCCGCTTAGAGCGCAAAATTTTGGCTTGTTTAGAAAAATTAACTGCTTATGAGATAAACATATAGAAAAATATCGTATCTTTGCAGCGTTTTAAAACTTAAAAAATCACGATTCAATGGCAAAACTCAGAATATACAACGATATCGACTGCCAAGACAACAAGTTCTGGTATCAATGGTGGGGAGGCGACTGCGTATGTTTTCAGGATATAGATGCTTTTGCAGCAAGCATACCGAAAGACGATGATACCATCGACATGCGTATCTTCTGCAATGGCGGCTCTATTATCGAAGGTTGGGCAATCTACGACCGACTGCGACAGAGCGGCAAGAAGATTTCCTGCACCGTAGAGGGCAAGGCAGCATCCATGGCAACAATCATCATGCTCGCAGCACCAAAGGAGAGCCGCAAGGCATACGAGAACGCTGCATTCCTGCTGCACAATCCGTGGGTTCCTGGCTGGGGGTTGGGCGACCAGCTGAACGCAAAGGACTTGAAGAACCTGGGCGAGGAAATGCAGATGTGGCAGGATAAGATGGTGGACGCATACGTAGAGCGGTGCGAGTGCGACCGGGAAGAGATACAAACCCTGATGGATAAGGACATCTTCATCAACACCAGCGAGGCTTTGCGCCTAGGTCTTATCAGCAGCACCGTTCCAGCACTCAGCGCAAGCGCATCGAAACGCAACATAGAAAATTTTATTAATTCAAAACAACAAAATCCAAAAGCAATGGAGAAGAAAACAGAAGTAAAGGCTTCTCTCCTCGACAAGATTCTCGCCAAGTTGGGCGTGAAGACACTGGAGGAAGCAGAGCAGGTGGTGGAAGAGCCACAAGCCAAGGCAGAGCCAAAGGCGATGGAACTCAACACAGCAGACGGACAGACACTGACCGTTGAGCGTGAAGAGGGAGATCCACAAGTTGGCGACAAGGCAAGTCCGGACGGAACGTTTGAAATGCCGGACGGTAAGACAATTGTTGTCGAGGACGGTGTAATTACCGACATTCAGACCGCAGACGATGAGGAGACGGACAACACCGACAATGAGGGCGGTGAAGGCGGTGAGGGCGGCAGCGCATCAAGCACCGACAACGAAACCGTAGCCAAGTTGAAGCAGCAGGTAGCAGCACTCAAGCAGCAGTTGAACGACACGAAGGCACAGCTGGCAGGCGCACAGAAACTCGCAAAGAGCAAGGAAGACATGCGCATCCTGAATGCCGTGAAGATGGCAGGCGGTGCTGAGAAGGTGTTGGCAGGCTACAGCAGCCACTACCAGCCAGCGCAGCGACAGCCAAGCGGCAAGGGCGCAGGCGACAACGTTAACCCAGTCGAGGAAGGCAAGAACGCCATCAAGGAGAGACTTGCCAAGCTCCACAAAAAGGGCAAGAAATAATCAAGTATTAACCCATTAAATCAAAAGAAAATAATGGCAGGATTTACAAAACAGCAACTCGAGAACCTTAAACTCGAGCCAGAAAACCTCGCAAGCATCAAGGATGCCGTGCAGGAAACCTTCTACCAAGATGAGGACTTTTCTTCATTCGTGAACATCATGAAGGTCAAGAACGATGATCCAATCGCACTTATCGGTGAGATGGAAATGGTCGGTAAGGCAGGTGGCGGTTGCGACCCTACCTATGAAGAGAAGGGTATCGCCAACTCTCAGAAGCGTTGGGAACTCGGGCAGTGGGAAATCCCTATCAAGATTTGCTACGAAGCATTGAAGGGTTCAATCGCAGAATACAGCCTTAAGACTGGTACAGCCATTGGAGACCTTACCAGCACCGACTTCATGACCATCTACACCGATGCACTCCAGCGAGCCATGCAGCAGATGATTTGGCGTTTCGGCTGGTTTGGTGACAAGGAGGCAGCATTGGCAGGTGCAGGTGGCGGCAAGCTGACAGCAGGGTCGGACGTTAGCATGTTCAACGTTTGTGACGGTCTGTTCAAGCGTATCTTTACAGCTACAGCAACAAAGAACCATACCACCATCGCAGCCAACAGCGAGGCTACGACAGCAGCGCAGGTTTCAGCATTACGCAAGAAGGGTGCAGCTACAGCAGTCGTAGACGCAATCTTGATGGACGTAGACACACGTATCATTGACGATAGCGATGCAGTGTTGCTCATGACACGCTCGCTTGCTGACGCATTGACCTACGATATCAAGCAGACCTACCACGATATTATGCCGTGGGAGAAGGTGTTCGATGGCTTCGATGTAGCGACCTACAACGGAGTGAAGATTGCTCGTGTCGGCATCTGGGATAGAATGATTAACGCATACGAGAAGGGCGAGACGACAATCAACCTTCCACATCGTGCGGTCTTCTGCAACCCTAAGCACCTTATGGTGGGCACTGATGCCGATGCACTCATTAGCGACCTCGACATCTGGTTCGACCAGAAGGAGCGCAGAAACTATCTCTATGCTACCGGTAAGATTGGAACGGCTCTCCTCGAAGAGGGCATGATCCATGCAGCTTACTAATCGCTCCAAATTTTCAGTTTAGTATTAAGTTATTTTGACAATCCTCAACACCCACAAAACGGTGTTGGGGATATAACAATTAAAAACGAATTAATATGGCAACAACTTGCGAGAGCCTTATCGCCCAGGACATCATCATCCCTTGCGAAGATCAAGTAACAAAGGGACTGGAGGGCGATGGACTTATCATCAACCGAGACGACATCGACTTCACCAAGTCCGTTGTAGCGGGCAATATAATTAAAACATTAGTTTTGAAGACTGGCAAGAAAGCATACGCTATCCGGCAGGAAGGCAGCAAGCCATTCACTGGAACCAAGACCGAGCTGACCGTTGGCACGTACCGCAACAGCTGGAAGAACACCGTAGCAGTCGTGGTATTGGCTAACACACCTGACGTTTGCGCCAATATCATTGACGGACTGGCGAATGGAAAGTTCGTTATCATCCTTCGCAACCTCTCTAAGGGAGCGGAAGGAAAGGCAGAGTATCAGGTATTCGGATATGCGCAGGCACTGAAGGCAAGCGCAGGCGAGAACGACAAGTACTCAGACGATACCGAGGGCGGCTGGCTTATCACGCTGGAAGAGGAGAGCGTACCAAAGGCAGCTTACTTCTTCTTTGACACCGACAGCGAGACAACAGCAGCCAAGTATCAGAGCCTTCTGACGGAAGCAGCAGCGTAGCCTATGACATACAAGGAAGCAACAGCCAAGGTCGAGGAGTTGAAGGCACGTTTCGACAGTCCCTTTGATGCAACTGACAAGGCAGTTATAGAAACTCTATATTTCGAGGTAACACGCAAGCGTTTTGTTCCGACAACCTGCCAGCAGTGTTACCACGATGCTTTAATCGAAATTTATCTAAAACTCAAAAAAGAAAAGGCAATGCCAAAAACATGTAATTACGCAATGAAGGCAGGTTTTATCATTTCCTGCCCGGATTTCTACCATGGTAAGATTTTCACGAACGAGAACCTGACCGACAAGGTAGCGCATGAATATCTGACGAAGTACCCACACATGGAAAGTTACTTTCAGAAGATACCCAGCGATGAACTCATCGAGAACAAGCAGCAGCCAGAAGGCAGCGACAGCGGTGCAGATGATGCCACCGGGAAAGATCCTGCCGAAAAAGCAGCAGGCAGCGACAAGAAAAAAGACCTCGACCAAGCCGAGAAAGCAGGCAAGGAAGAGTAACAAAACAACAAGTAAAACGACACAAGCAGTATGAACGTTAAGACAGTTAAAAAGCCAAAGCGAAGGGTTGATATTGGCTACGTCAGCCGATTCAAGATGCAGGCATACGGATATGATAATCTTTATCCGCAGAACCTCGCACGCATCACTGAAGCCAGCGGAACGGCAATGCTGTGCCTTAACCGATATGCCCGATTCATTGAGGGCTACGGCTTCGATAGCGACATTCTAGCATCGTTGGCGATGAACCAGCAGGGGGACACGGCAGACGATTTGCTCCGGAACGTAGCGCAAGACCTCGCACGCTTTGGAGGCTTTGCCCTTCATGTAAACTACAACGTTCTAGGGCAGGTGTCGAGCGTGAGCCACGTACCATTTGAGAATTGCCGACTGGAAGAGACGGACGACAAGGGGAACGTGGCGCACGTCTTGTTGCACCCCGACTGGGAGCAGAAGAAAACGAGGAACGGAAAGCGGTTGATGGTGAACGACAAGACTATCGAGCGCATCAACGTTTTCAATCCCGACCCCGACATCGTTCTTGAACAGATTGAGAACGCTGGCGGCATCGACAGCTACAAGGGGCAGATTCTGTGGCAGAGCCTAGACGGAAAGTTCATCTATCCGACAGCCAGCTACGATTCAGCCATCACGGAGATTTCAACCGATGAGGGACTTGGGAACGTCAAGATGCGAAACGTCCGCAACAACTTCCTCGTATCGTGTATGCTTGTAACAAAAAAAGGCGTTCCAAAGTTCAACGAGGAAGGCGAAGAGGTGGAGAGCGGACAGATGATTTCCGATGAAGACCTTTTGCAGTTCCAAGGGGACGAGAACACAGCGAAGATTCTTGCTGTAGAGGTTGAGAACGAGGAAGACGAACCAAAGGTTGTGGCTTTCCCTACAAAGAACTTCGACAAGGAGTTCAGCGTGACCGACAGCAGCGTTATTGAACGCATCTACGCACAGTTCCATCAAGAACTCTTCTACTCCATCCGTATTGGCAAGCTGGGATTCAGCGGACAAGTGATGCAGGATGCTTACGAATACTATGCAGGCGAAGTGACGACCGAGCAGCGATTCATCGAGCGAGCCTTCAAGAAGATTTTCAACAGCTGGCAAGACCCAGCTATTCAGAACCTAGCCCCCAAGCTACAGCCGCTAAAGTATATCAGCAGCGAGGTGGCAGGGAACAACACGATAGACTAATTGATTGAGCCTATGGGAGAACAAAGAAAACAACTTATCACGGTTGATCAGTTCCGAGAACTGGCACGACCGACCAGCACACACCTAGATGAGGATGAAGTGAACGCATACATTCGGGAATGCGAAGATGCGAACATCATACCAGCCATCGGGTGGGAGCGGTTCAAGGCAGCGACCGAGCAGGGAGAGTGGGGCGATTCAGTATTGCCCGATTTCCAGCCTGCAACTTTCCTGGACGGTGGCGAATACACCATCAAGAAGGAAGGCGATTGCAGTCAAGACGAAACCAAGGTGCAGAAGTACACCAGCGGAATACGCAAAGCACTCGCTTATTTCACGTATGCGAGGCTTTTTCGTTCCGATGGCACAATTATAAGCCGAGCAGGTGGAATGCGCCACAGAGACGATTATTCAGACCATGTTCAAGACGTTTCGAGCAACAAGCAATACAACGACATCATGGACATGGCAGAAAGATATTTATCAGATGCACTCGAATATCTCAAGGCATTCACCTCGAAAGGAGAAGTGAAGGCACAGCGAGGAACAAGGGCACACATTCACGCAATAGGCAACTAAAAGCACATAAGACATGAACGAGGATATTCAAAAAATGCTCCGTATGGCAGAGCTGATACGAGATGCAACGCAGGTTGGAGAAAACACAGCGGTGCGTGTCGGCACGGAAATTTACGACATCGTTGTCGAGTTAAGCAGGATGCTTGCCATGATGGACGATAAACTGGAGAACGATGCGGTCGTTAGGATTATCAAGAGTGAACTCGCCAAGATAACAATAACGGAAGCGCAAATTGCGGATGGGGCGATAACGGCAGCGAAGCTTGCCGATGGCTCTGTAAAGAACAGACACCTAGCATCCAATTGTGTGACCTCAGATAAACTACAACCGGGAGCGGTCAAACACGACCATCTGACCGAGGACTGTATATCAACTGGAAACATCAGAGACGGCAGCGTGACAGCAAAAAAACTCGGCACGGACATCTACAAGGATATCGCAAACAAAGTGACCGACATCGTTACGAAGGACTTTCCTCCAGCAATCACGGAGGAACAGATAACAGATATTACTAGTAAATAACAATTTAAAACAATAGATTATGCAATTTTTAGACGCAATTGGACTTGCTTCCTTTTGGAAGAAGATTAAGAACTGGGTTAATATTAATTATTTATCATTAACTGGTGGTACAATTAGAGGAAGTGTGTCTTTTCTTAATGAGGCAGATGGTGGTAAGTCTATAAGAATAGACCCATCCAATATTACTAATAGTAACTATGGGGTTAATTATCTTTTTGCAAGTGGAAAAATGATTCCTATTGGTGAAGCTAATGGTGTTGCAGGACTTGATTCAAATGGCAATGTTCCATTAGCCCAATTAGGTAACCTCGACACCACGGTGGCAGAGGTTGTGACCGCATTGCCTACGAGCAACATCAAGCGGCACATTTACCTCGTAAAGGATTCCGATACCGCCAACAATAAGTATGCGGAGTACGTCTACACTGGAGACATTTCGGCAGCGTACGATTCGACAAAATGGGAGAAGCTAGGAGACTTCCGTGCTACAGTAGACCTTGCAGGTTATGCTAAGAAAGATGAGGCACTACATGGTTTAAACGTTCAGTATGCCCCAACTTCTGCTTTCATTGAATTTAAGAATGTAAATGGAATATCAATAGATTCTTTTGAACTGTTTTCAGCTGCAAGTGAGAGAGCTGGTCTTATGAGTGGACCAGATAAAAATAAACTTGATGGAATAGCAAACAATGCCAATAATTACTCTTTGCCAACCGCAAGTTCAACCACAAAGGGTGGTATTACCCTTGGTTATTCGCAGAGTGGCAAGAACTACCCAGTTGCGCTTGACGGCAACGGCAAGGCATACGTTAACGTTCCATGGACTGACACAAACACCACATACGACTTGTCGCCTTATGCTAAGACAGCAGACGTAAATGTAGCTCTATCAAAGAAGGTTGACGTGGTAAGCGGAAAGGGGCTTTCGACCGAAGACTTCACGGCAGCACTCAAAACCAAGTTGAACGGCATCGCCACTGGTGCAACTGCGGACAGCGCAATCCCAATATCGGTAATTGATGCATTAAATTAGAAAGGAGGTTTGTATGAATTTCTTAGATGAAAGTGGACTAAAGAAGCTTTGGACGAAAATAAAAGCACGTTTTGACACAGCTCTTGTTATTAGTTCTAAATGCGAAGATAATAAGTTAGATAAAATTATTCCATTTGTCACAAATCATCAGGTTATTAAATTAGATACTGAATCGAACAACAACGTATATGATTGGTTTCAAAAGGCATCGAAAGGGGGTATTCTGGAGATATTCTTCATAGGAAGGGAAGGAGCTTCCGTTACTTGCCTTAACAATAATAAAAGCTATATGCGTAAAATGAAATTATCATCAGATGGTCCATTTCTTGATACAGTTAATATTTTGAATATACAGTACAATAACTATGCACGCTTAATCAAGATGGATGATGATACTCTTCTTGTTGCAACGTTTGTTCAAAACAATTAATAAAGGCTTTGTGAATAACTCTTGTAACTTTTAAAGAATCTGGAGAACTTCATAAAGCACTTAAAAGCAGATACAAATTGCTACGAAAAGTAATAATCCTTGGATAAACATTTTGATGAAATCGATGAATATAGGTTCTTCTATTGATGAAATTATAACAGATGAACTTATTGACAATATGATTGATTCGATGTTAGGAGACGATTAAAACATTTTATTATGAATGACAAGGAGAAAGAACTATGGCGAGTTATAGACAACGTAATCAAGTGTTGCGCTATTGAACTGCCGAGCGGAGAGTTGAGCATTACGAGAGAAGACATCCTCGGCAAGTCGAGAGCAGAGAACCTTGTAATGACACGATGTATGGTCGTTGAGCAGATGATACACGCAGGATTCAGCATAACGACCATTGCGACCGTATTAAACCGCACCGTTCCAGCAGTGAGACATCTTTGCAAGATGGCGTACACCTATATCAGCACTTCTCGAGTTTATCGACTTGCCACGGCACAAGCGACCCTTCTTAACAAGGACGTTGAGCCGATTTGCATTTAAGAAACAAAAAGAAAATAACCAAAAGCGTTCTTTGACAATAATTCGATAAATACCCCTGCACTAACTTTTTGGAGCGAGCCGAAAATCAGAGTAACTTTGCAGCGGATTCCAATATTTGGCTTCCACGACATAATTAACTCAAAATTTTATGGCAGACACAATCGAAAAAGTCTATTGCACTGGGGACGGTGGCAATGACAACCTAGCAGCAGCGTTGCTCGCTAGAGGTAGAGACAATGATCCAGCGACTATGCTGGCAGCAATGAACGGTGGTATGGGCAACTGGATGAATAACCCGTTTGCCTATATGATGATGATGGCTTGGATGCGAGACTGGAATAACCGTGGCGGCAATTTGCAGGACACGGAATTGCAGAATCAGATTGCGAGCCTTCGCACACAGATGCAGGACGGCAATAATACGGCTCTCTTGATGGACGCAGTGAAGGGCAACAACGTTGCTCTTGGTCAGCTGGCGCAGAATCTTAACTGCGATATGAACCAGCTGCAGAATGCAGTCTGTGGCGTGCAGGCAGCAATCCAAAATGTAGGCGGCAAGGTTGGTTTCAGCGCAGAGCGAGTAATCAACGCAGCGAACCTCGGAAACCTCAACATCATCCAGCAGTTGAAGGACTGTTGCTGCACCACGCAGCAGAACATCAATCGTATGGGCTACGAGAACCAGTTGGGGCAGAAGGACATCATCAATGCAATGCAGCAGGGGTTCTGCTACACCAATACTGGGCTGGAGCGAGGTTTCAGTAACCTCGGCAACCTCATCCAGACGGTCGTTTGCGACTTGAAGAACTCGGGCAAGGACAACACCCAACGCATCGTTGACGTTCTCAACAACCACTGGGAGCAAGACCTTCGCATCCAGCTGGAGGACAGCAAGCGCAGAGAGCAGACTGGTTTCATTATCCAGCAGCTGAAGACCACCACAACCACAACTGGAGCGTAGGCGGTCTAAACAAAATCTATCAAGGGGCAACTCGCTGTTCTATCAGTGAGACCCCTTTTTGTCTATTTATCGAATTATCTAAAAAGAGCGCATTATGGAATTTAAAAATATTCAAAGAAATCACCCGGTCTATCTGCTAGACAAGCAGACGGTGGAAGTTAAGGAAGGCAAGGTCGTAGACAACCAGCCGCACATCAACACTGGCATCGCAACCATTTCCAGCAGCGGACAGCCCATGCGAGACGTAACAATCGAGGTGGAGGGAAAGCAGACAATCTACACTATCCCCGAACACCTGGGAGTAACCTTTGCAGGCGAAACCGTACTGGCAACCGACAAGGCAGACCTTTTGCCCGAAGTAGGAAAATTGGTAAATGAAGCCGATGAGATAATCAAGGCATACGAGCCAAGCAAGGAGCGGAAAGCCAAAGGCGAAGAACTTCTTGCAGCTTTGAACCCGGCAATCAAGGAGAAGCAGGAAACCGAAAAGCGTTTCAAGGCACTTGAGGGCGATATAAGCGGCATTCGTGGCATGGTTAAACAGTTACTCGACAAACTAGGATAGGAGGGCGCACAATGAAGAAAATAATCGTTATGCGCCATTCCTGCGATAGCGAGGAAGAGCGACACCAGCACCAAGAGAGCGACATCATCCACAGCTTACCATACGAGAAGGCAGCAAAGGCACTCATGGGAGCCAGTGGGTACGTGGCATACGTTGCCAAGCACGGCTACCACTTCACGAAGCAGCTAGCAATCAAGGCAAGCGAGCAGATGAAGAACGTAGACGGAACGAGCCACCGTTGGACGGTAGACGAAATCCGGCTGGCAACAAACAACGAGATAATCTCCAAGGGCGCAACCATCGGGGATATTCTCTATTTGGCTAATATGGCTTATGCGGACTTCTACCCGAAGGTAATCAAGACCGAGAGCGACTGCGTACAGTATGCTATTGCCGTAGCCAGTGATCCGGACGGATACGAGGGTATGGCATTCTGCAGGTGGACGGCAGACATCATCGGAAAGGGTGTTACCATCGACTGGGAGAAATTGGAATAACCAAAAAAATAAATTGATATGAGCGAAGTATTTCACGATTTTCAGGTGCACCACCTTTATTTGTGCGCCCTAGTAATTTTTATCTGTTTCGCTACAATTCTGATAGCGATGACAATTGACATGATAGCAGGCATACAGAAGGCGAAGGAACTGCATGTTGCAAGAACGTCAACCGGACTAAAGAAGACGTGCGACAAGGCGAAGAAGTATTTCCCGACATTCGGTATTGCTTCGCTTATGGACGTTGCTACGTGTGTTATCTCTCCATTTCCCATGTTCGCCATTGCCTGGACGGTGTATCTCCTTCTCTGCGAGTTCAAGAGCATCCGAGAGAAAGCATACGAGAAGGCTGAGATAAGGAAGCAAGATCGCACGATGCAGGTGATCCTCGAGAACAAGGACGAAATTGCGAAGGCGGTTGTCGAGATAATGAAGGAAGAACGAAAGAAAGGAGGAGACAATGAGGATAACTAGAGCACAACTTCTAAAGGTAATGCCGAATGCAGGCAGCAGGGCAGACACCTACCTTCCAATCATCAACGGATGGGCAGAGCATTTCCACATCAACACCCCACTAAGGATGGCGCACTATCTCGCACAGATTGCCCACGAAAGCGGAGAGTTGAGATACACAAAGGAACTGGCAAGCGGCAGAGCCTACGAGGGCAGGAAAGACCTCGGCAACACCCAGCAGGGCGATGGCGTGAAGTATAAGGGGCGAGGTCTTATTCAGATAACCGGGCGAGCCAACTACCGGAAGTATGCCAATTATTGCGGCTTCGATGTTGTGGGCAGTCCCGAACTTCTGGAGCGTTCTCTTGGAGCAACGAAATCCTCGATGTGGGTATTCGACACCTTCGGCTGCAATGAGTTGGCAGACCAAGACAACTTGAAGGCTATCCGCAGGAAGATAAATGGCGGCTATAATGGACTGGCATCCTGCGAGAAGTATTTGAAGCGAGCCAAGGAAGCCTTGGAAATCAAGGTGCTTGCGTAATAAACATATCAATCTAAAGTTTATAAAGTATGGAAAATTCAAGAAAAGGGCGAAATTTGCGTTCTGTGGCGTTATTTCTCGCCATGCTTATAATTACCCCACTTTTGATTTTTGGCTGTTCCTGCGCAAAAACAGCGCAAAATAACACGGTTTATCACGACAGCGCACACAACAGCGTAAGACGTGACAGCGTGAACCAGCGACAGATCCACTGGCAGGACACCAAGCAGCATGACAGCGTAATCAAGCAGGACAGTGTGCTGGTGTACATCAAGGGCGACACCGTAATCAAGGAGCGGTGGCACAACCTTACGACAACCAGATGGAAGACGACAACCAAGACGGACACCATCGTTGGCGACATTTACACATTCGTGACCGACACCGTAAAGGTAAAGTATTACGTGAACAGATACAAGACCAAGGAGGTAGAGAAGCCAGTGAGCACATGGCAAAAGGTAAGGCTATTCATTGGCGATTGCGTGATTCTGTTTCTGTTCCTTCTTGCGGTAAACTGGATAAAGGAGTTCATCAAGAAGAGAGTTCAATAGGTTCAATCATAATATCTTTAAAAGGGCAGGAAGCGCAGGAGAGCGTTTTTCTGCCCATTTTTTGTGCGAAGAACACTTTTCATTGAGAGAACAGGGGTAGGGGATATGAGAGTTAGATTATATTCATTCTAGCTAATGCGTGCAGGTTATTATTATATAGAGCGTGGAAAGCGTACCGAAAACGACAGAAAGCGTACCGAAAACGACAGAAAGCGTACCGAAAACGACAGAAAGCGTACCGAAAACGACAGAAAGCGTACTGAAAACGACCGAAAACGTACCGAAAATAGCTGTGCTTACGACATAAACAGCCAATAAAAGTTAAAATATTAATATCTTTCGGGAAAAGTTTTGGTAGAACCGAAAAATATTAATATCTTTGCATCGTGTTTAGGAGATAAGCACATTAAACATTCAGTAACTAAGCCCTAGGCAACACGGTTAAGCCAGAGAAAAATGAAAAAGCCAAATTCAAACGTTTTAGAGTTCACAACAAAGTTTATCAACTCAAACTTCCGTATTAAGGTCTTCGGACGCACAGAGGATGGCAAGAAGATAAACACACTCGTAGGAGTAAGCGGAATCTTGAAGCTCATCGGTGCAGAACTCTTCAACAAGTTCATCAAGCGAGCATTGAAGGCTGGTATGGACGCTTGCCGCTGCGCACTCAGAAGAGGATTGGTTGTAACATTGTATGCTAAGTAATCAAGGGAGGACAGAGATATGAGCGACTGGAAAGTATGGAGAGTTATCGGGAGCTACGGAAGTTATACCGTAGCACTCGTAAAACCCGAAATCAACGGAAGAAACAAGGTTGTTGAGCACTCAAACAAGTGGTTCGGATTTTCAGAAATAAAAGAAGCCGATAAGCTTGCAGCCCAACTGAACAAGCGAGACGGATTAAAAGAACTTTATGACTAAAGATAGGAGACAAGCCAATTATGGAATTAGCACTTTTAAGAGCGGAAGACCGCAAGAGAAATGTTGTAGGGATAAAAGAAATTGAGTTCGACAACAAAAAACAAAGAATGATGCAAGCAAAGGCGTTCGGGCGCAAAGTAGGGGCATTTAAAGTTTTCATTAACTGGGCGACTGGCATAGAGATATATACACCTTCCGAACATTGCTTTGAGAGAATAAACAGATAACAATTTCAACAGAATTATTAACCAGCAGGGCGCAAGCCCTGCACAAATCAGCAAGATATGAAACAATACATTTTGAACGGCAAAAATAGCCTTGGACAAGTTGATAGTCACATCGAAGACTACAGAACCAAGGAGATAATGGAGGAAGAATTTCCTCGAATCAAGGAAACCTTCAAAAACAATCCACACGCAGAAATGCTGGAAGAAGGAGACCGACACTTCAAGGTTAAAATGAGTGGAGTGACATTCAAGTATTACATCACGGAAAGAGAAATTTAAATTTGGCAAGATATGAAGGAATACGACAAGATACCAGCACAAGCAGTGGTCGAGGTAACGACCAGCTGGGGAAGAACCTGCCTGCGAGAGATTGGGCGAGACCTGAAGGAAGGCACGGTGCTCGATGGCTATTATTATCCGGTAAGCAAGGCTTTCGACTTTAATTGGAAGGGAGAGGGAGCAATGCTGTGGATCGGGGACAACGGAAGGCTTGTCAGTCTTGGAGAAGGGCAAAAGCATAAATACATGATGCTTTGTCGTCTATTATCCGATTGCAAGTACTTCCTTTGCAACCCATACGAGCGACACCTCTATTTCCCGAGCATCGCCCGGCATTGCAAGGAAATGCGCCAGTACTGGCTGGAACTGAATATCAAGCCGGAGTGGTTATCTTATAAGCAGATTGGCAGGCTTGAGCACAAGATGAACAGAATGAAAACGAAGTTGGACAGACAATTTAAAAAAGACAGAAATGGAGAATAAAAGAAACATCAAGAGAACGAAGAAGGGTGCAGGCGCAACGGTCAAGCTGGTTGGCATACAGATAGACAACGACCTGCTGCCTTTCCTCAACGCATTGCCCAACAAGTCACGATTTATCAATGATTTGTTGAGGAAGAAATTTTTTGGTAAATAATTTGGTGTTTTCAAAGGAAAAGCGTACCTTTGCATCACTGAATGTTTAAAGTGGTCTCCACTTATTACCCCAGCGACTCGACTTTTTCACCGCTGGGGTATTTTTGTGCTCTTTTCCCGATTTACCCCCGAAATTTGCGTTCTGTGGCGTTTACGTGGTAAGCACGTAAAACTATCCCCGAAAACAATTTGAGCCGTTTCTGCGGCAAATTCGCAAGAAATAAGGGCTATTTTTTGTCGTATAGCACGTAATCAATAACCCTGCGGTTTGCTTCATCTACTCTCGATAGGTCTGCATTGATGTAGGTATCAGTTACCCGGACACCGAACGAGTGACCCAGCGCAAGCGACACCACGTCCTTTTGTATACCAATGTTGAAGGCTATAGATGCCCACGTATGGCGAGCGTAGTACGTAGTAAGCCCTGGGCGTACCTTTGCGAGTTTCTTATTAATCATGACCGTTGCAACATCAACGTTCCTGAAATGCTCCGAGAAACGAAGCAGCTTCTTTTCCCCTTTGTACTTCTCGATGATTCGGAGAGCTTCTGGATGAAGAAGGATGGAGTAATGCCTGCCAGTCTTAGCCCGGTCGTATTCCAGTCTACCACGGACGATATTCTCCTTTGTCAAGGCGAACAAGTCACTCACATTGATACCAATCAGCAGGAACATCAGCAGGAACATGTCGACCAGCTCATCACCACCAGCTTCGAAGATAGAGCGGATTTCCTCAACGGACAAATCTCGCTTTTTCGTTGTCTCAAGCCGGAGACTGTACCTGCGGAAAGGGTAGTTTTTCGTCTGCTCATTATCTATCGCAAGGTTGAAGACAGCAGCGACACAGAGCATCCTGCTGGTTCTGGTATTCCTAGACAAGCCCTCCTTTGCCATGAACGCATCGAAGTCTTCAAGCCAAGAGCGGTTAATCTCATCGTATGTAAGCAGAGCCGCTTTTTCCTTCCCAAGGAAAGCTTCAATCTTTGCCCAAGTATATTTATATCTGTTTATCGTGTTCTTTTTCAGATTCCTGCCCTCGTAGGCAATGAAGCCATCACGAAGCAGGGCGACCTTTTCCCTTGCAGGCTCGGCTTCAAGCATGATTAAGTCCCGGAGTTCCCTAGCCGTAATATCACCCCGGTATGTTTCCCTGCATTGCGCCTTCATCATCATTCTATTATAAAAATTCAGACGGTCAAGAAGGAAGTCGTTGATAGCATCACGATCCGGACGCTTGCGCACCTTGCAAGCCCTTTTATCCCATTCGTCTTTCTTGCAGTATTGATTGAGGGATATGAAGGCGGTCCCACCGTGATGGTTAACGGCAAGCCGGATGGAGAACGTACCATCCTGCCTTTTTACCCTCGTATCTAGATATAATCTCAGTGTTGCCATAATTCCGTGCAGTATTTATTCAGTTTATTTTCAGCGTTAAGAGCCGCAATTGTGCAACATGGTGCATGATTGCGGCATTTTCAAGTTATCCCAGCATCAAAGAACCCCTTTAAATACTGGGAAAAACAGTAAAGTTGTACTTAAAATCATTGTCTTTTCCTTTCTTTTTTATGTTATTATCAATGTTATTTATAGCTTAGACGATAAAAGTAGTGAAAAGGTTGCAGAAAATCCAAAAATAATTGTTACTTTTGCATCTGAAATATAAATATTTATAGGTTAT